AAACTATTTCAAATTAACATTAAAAAAGGCAAAAGATTTAGAATCAACATTTTTATCATTTATTAAAAGTTTAAACATAGTTTCTTTTAATATGTTAAGTATGTTAAGTTATGCATTCTTGGTTCCTTTACTACCTTTAATTTATGACATGGCAAGTCAAAAACATTTTACAATGTCCGATGTTGAGATGATTGCTCGTTCCATTGCCGGTTACGGATTAGTTACAACAGGTGGTAACTTTTTAAAACATGTGATTGAAAAACTACTTAAACGTTTCTCGTCTTAAAAAGTAATCTTTATTTTTAAATCACCATTACCCTTTATCGTTCTGTGGTAAACACCTTCAGGGATAAAGTACTTTTCACCTATTACCATTTCAACAGGTAATTGATTATCTAATTGTAAAAACCACCCATTACCCTCCAAGACCTCAACAATTCTGTCTTCTCTGTCTCTATGCCAATGCAGTTCTCCTGAATCTACATCAGATTGGAATGTTCTTATTTTTGATTTTTCTGATATTTGTAAATCTTCGTATGGTTTCATATTACCAAAAACCTGGATACGTTTTTCCACCCCAAAGATGTCCAAAACGATTTAAACGACACGCCCAATATCCTGCAGTCATTCTATCTTTCTTTTTCGCACATTGGTGTCTTGATGCAAATGCTTTACGAGCCTTTGGGTTTGATACTTTAGCGGTTAATCCTCCCTTTACATCACCAAATGAAATTTTCTTTACTCTTCCTGTAGATGGGTTCTTAACGTAAACTACGTATTTTTTACCTCCACCTGTGTTTCTTCTCGGTTTTCCAATTTCAACTTTTTTACCATTATATTCAGCTTCGTTAATAAATTCTTCAGATAATGGAATATCCAAATAAACTTCTTTTCCGTTAGATAATTTAACTTTTTCACCAATATTAGTTCCAATTAATTCAACTTCCTCCTCATTTAAACTTAGTTCACCCTCAAAATACAGGTCTCTTACTTCATTAATTAAATTAAAAAATTCCTTAGAATGTGGACGATAAATGTTCTCAGTTAAAGGTATATTGTTTTTTAAATGATATTGTAAACCTTCAGAAATTGATGGTTTAACAGATTCTTTAAGAACCTTTTTAATTAAATTATCTAAATTCATTTTTTCTCACGAAATAAAAAATATAATCCAAAGAATGATAGTGCAATACCATAAAAAATACCTGTGGTAATCCAGTAAGAATTCGTAACATCTAACATCATTTTGAAAATGATATCGAAGCCTAAAGGGTTGAAGAACATTCCAGCCATTAGACAATAGGTTGCTATGTTTTTTCGGAATATTTGTCTCCAAGTCATCACTATCCATTTATTTGGGTTTAAAATTTATGAATTTGAAAAAATCAAATTCTTTTTTATAAATATATTTGTTCAGGTGATTATTTTATGTATATTTGTAGAAATAATTAAAAAGTCAATAACTATGAAAAACTTAATTTTAACTATCGTGTTTGTTTTGGTTAGTTTGGTTTCTTTTTCTCAAAAATTAACTCGTATGACCGATTTGGAAAACCGAGTTTTGGAGTTGGTGAATGAATTTCGTGTAAGTGAAGGTTTACCTCCTGTTAAATGGGATAAAAGAACCTACGATGCTGCAAGTCATCACGGAAAATATTTAAGTGGTGATGTCCAAACAAGTCATGATGAGACTGAAGATAGCAAGTTTGTAACCGAACTTGTTGATTTAAGTGACCGTATGACAAAATATGTTACTTTCAGAGCAACAGGGATGGAAAATATTGTTGAAGTGAACTTTGTCGGTGTAGACACTCCTGAAGAGTGGGAGTCATTATCTCATTGGATTGTTGACGCTTGGAAAGAATCTCCGTCACACAGAGATGGGATGTTAATGGATAAAAGAATAAGTTCTACCTTAAAATACGGAGGGGTCTCAATCTACAAAGTATCTGACCACCCTAAATACGAAGGAGCTCAATGGGGTTGTGCGGTTTTAGTTTTGTCAGTATATTAAAAAGGGACACTAAGTGTCCCTTTTTTTTAAAAACTTCTTGACTTACACCAACTACTCAATACTCCATTTAATTTATCTATACCTGACATATCATCAACTGTAGTTGCCACTAAATTCTCAAACTCAGGTTTAAAATTGGTCATATTTTTAAATTTATCAGCACATTCAGGTTTCGATTGGAACCAATTAGTCCCTTCATATTGAAAACACATGACATTACCTATGGTCTTTTCAAGACTTTTTAAAACTTGGTTATCACATGCAGGTACCCATCTACCTGCTGAATTTTGATAAAAAGCGTCCTTGACTTCGGCACAACTACCATCAACAACCCAATTAGGATTTCTTTTAGCACAATATTTAATTCTTTTAACATTAACTACGACATCCTGGTCAATAACCCAAAATAATTTTCTTCCTTTTTGAACATCTTTACTTTTAGTCAATGCACTAGCGTTTGCATTTATTATAAAATATTGATAATCTTTACCTACACCCGCCTCAACCTTTAGTACGGGTTCGTCATATTTGATATTAGGAATAATTTCTTGAGGGAGGTTAGTTTTTAAATAATTGTTAACATAATTATATCCAGAATCCCACCTTTGTTTGGTCAATTTTTCATTATACTCAAATCGGCCAGATTCAGAAGTTGCGGCTTCTATAGTTATTGTTATTTGTTTATCTTGAAATTTTGGGGTTTTTATCCACGATACCAATTCTCTCAATTTATTATCAATGACTCTTTTTTGGTTTTCATCTAACGATGACACATCAAATTTATTGGCATCAAAATTTGCAGGTAATATACCACTTGACCATGTTTCAGATTTGAAAGATTGTTCGGTTAAATAATTTCTTTTAGTTGCGTTAATATGCATATCTAAAATCCTATCTCTTTCAGTTTCTAAAATTGTAAATAAATTTTTCATATAAAATATTTTATTAATAAATATTAACGGAAAATAAAAATGAAATACTTATTGCAAAATAAAAAATATGGCAGCAAAAACATCAAAATCATCAGGAGCCGCAAAAGTGACTTTTGGTACCAAAAAAACTGGTAGATACTCAAAGAAGCAATCTCAAAATAAGAGGTCAAAAAACTACAAGAAGCCCAATAGAGGACAAGGGAGGTAATATGAAAGAGTTTATTAAAAAACAAATTACTGACATTAAGAAATTCTCTTTTGGAGAAATGACATCTAATAGTGATGGTAAAACATCAAGTAGTGGAACAATGGGTGTATTAATCATATCGGTAGGTACTCTATGTTTTCTATTAGGTAGTATTGATAAAGTATTTATTAATAAAGATGTTGACATTATTACTCAATCTATCATATTTGTTGGGATGGGAGTTGCGTTATTAGGATATAGAAAATCCAAAGACAATTCTTCAAATTCTTCAGATACCTCTGAAGAAACTAAAAACTGATAATATTTATAATATTATGACACGAAAAGAAAAACAGGCGAACAAAGTATTAAAAATGATTACTGAGGGTAAGGAACACCTTTTAGTTGAGAATCCATTACTTATGGGATTACTTAGAATGGGATTAATGGATTACCTTTTCGGTAGCCCCGTTAAAACACAAGTTGATAAATTAACTAAGCAATTTCCTCAATTATCTCCAACTGAGTTATTAAAAAAAGCAGGATTAGATATTACGGCATCCGATAAAGATGTTGAGGAGTTTACGAAAGATGAATATTTGAGTTCATCAGAAAAAGAAAAATTAGGTCTTGATTCTTATACTCCTATGGTTTCGTCATCAAGAGACGATAAATTTTATGAAAGAGTATTAAAAGATTTGGGGGTTCCTGTGACTGATGGTAATATGACATTTCTTAAATCAATTCGACAATCTGAGGGAGCGAAGGCTAGATTTAATCCATTTAATACAACTATGAAAAAATTAGGTTCTAATTGTTATAATGTGTTAAAACGAGATAAGTTTGGGTCATGTAAATCAGGAGTACAGAATTATATCAGTGAAGAAGATGGAATTGACGCCACGGTTGATACTCTTAAATTAGATTATTATAAAGATATTGTACAAGGACTAAATAATGACGTTGGTCCTAAAGAGTTGTCAAGAAGATGGGCAGCTTCACCATGGGGAACAGGTGAGTTAGTTAAAAGAGTGGTCAATTCAGTTATTAAAGGCGGAAAACTTTCTCCCCCACCTATTGCTCGGTAATTAACGAGTATTTTTTGATTTTATACTCTAAATGATTATTTAATTGGGTTACGAAGAAATTAAAACCATCTTCATCAATTATATCCAAATCATCAGACCAATGCTTTATTTTATATAATTCAATAAGTCTTACACAACAATCAATTTGTTTGTCGGATGTTACGGAGTCAATTATTTTTTTTAGCCAGTCAAAGTCCTTTTCCATTTGGCTAATATATTATTTTAATTATATAACAGAGACACATACTGAGGATATTTTTTTTCAAACGTTCTCAACATAATACCCGCTTCGGTATTGGTATAATCCTCTTGTGATTGTGTATTGTACCCCTGTAATTTTATTTTTCTTTGTCTTGCAAATTCATGTGTCCACTCATGTGCAATAGTTCTAACAATATCGAATAAGATTCTATTGTCCGCTAAAACTTTAATCAAACCTGTAATTTCACTTCCTGTTGACATACCTCCAATTCGTTCACTCATTAAAACAATTTCGACATCTCTTTTTAACGGGGAGTTTTCTTGGGCAAATTTTAAAAAATCTCTAATGACTTGTATTTTTTCTTGCCCTAAATCTTTTACTCGATTAACTATTCTAACTCTCATAATAATAAATATTTGTCTATGTCCTTTAAATTTACTATATTTATTTCAAAAGATAAATCAAAGTGAATAGAAATACGGCATTAATTAGTAAAGTTAATAAAATTCTTAAAAAAGAATTCCCAATAATTGAATCGATTGATTTGATTGACATAAGTATTAATTCAATTACAAATGAGATTAGTTATAACTTCGTTATTAACATACCTAAAATCATTTTTATAGAAACCACCAAAATGTCGAACTCCGCAATAGACATTATAACCGATAATCAAACAGGTGTTATCTCTGATTATTGGTTAAAACATATCGAGTATCCTTCATTCAATATAAAACAAATAAGATTAGGGATAAAATCAATTTGTAAAATATATTACAACGAAAGGATTAACGATTTCATAGTTGGTGTAAAACTTATTTAATGAAAGAATATTACGAAAAATATTTAAATAGGATTTATAAAAAAGACATAGATTTATTGTTTGGGGAGGGTTCTGAGATTTCAATCACAGAATTATCTTATTCTACATCTCTAAAACAAATCGTAGTTTCTGCCAAGTTAATTCCCACAAATTATGAGTTTGCAATTGAGATATTTCCCGAAGGTTTAGAAATGGTAATTCA